GGTTACCGTCCTTGTCTGTTACCTTCGGTGCTCCACCTGCTTGTGGAATCTCAGTACCGTCCTTCTTTGTAACCTTGTGTGGACGTACAAACTTTACTACAATCTCACCATCAATCATACGATTCTGGTTAGGTTGCTTCTGAGAACCTGCGTCCTTCAGTGCTTTCATACCGTCCTTGGTGAGTACTTGGTTGACAGTGTAAGCACCGTCCGACTTTTCATACGCACCACCATACCCTGTAAGGTCACGGTTTTCCTCAGTTAGACGAGGCCATTCGATTGCACCAGTAGTTGTTACTTCTTTGTAGATTGTTTTAGGCATTGGTTTTCCTTCTATTTTGTAGGGCCATACTTATATATTAATACATATAGTAGCGTCTGTCAAGGGGTCAATGTGTATCTTTCCACGATTTTCCTATCGAAGATTCACCCTCTAACGGACACATAATTCCGAGATGCAAACCTGCCCATTGGATCGCATCACGTTGTATCTGAGCTAGTCTCTCTGCGTCTTGATAACTTCCTCTCACTTCTGTTTGCCATTCGTCATGTACCCATGTACATATCTTAAAGTCAAGACCTTCTTGCTTTGCCTGTTCACGCCACCGTCTTGTAGCGTACTTCATTACAAGTGTCTCGCCATTCTGCAACATACCTGCTAGTGTCTTGTGTTCGTTAGGTACTACAACCTTGCGTCCATCGTACCCTCTGAAGTAACCACGAGATGCTATCTCAGGTATAACATTCTTCTTTAGTTTAGCTAGTCCTTCAATACTATTAGTAAAGTTAGACACTGCTTTGTTTGCCTGACCCATACCTGTCTTCAGTATCTGTGCGATCTTTGCTGTACCTGCACCAAGTAGGAATGCATAGATGAATGTCTTAGCCATGTCTCTAGTGATGTGATTCAGACCCAGAGCCTTACGATTAAGGTTGTGTATATCTGTGTCATCTTCTTTCTTACCTTCGATAATAGCCTTAACATACTGCTTACTCTCCATGATGTCAGCAAGTATCCGAAGTTGGATTCCTGCAGCATCCGTACCAACAAGATAGCACCCATCAGGTGTTGTCCATAAGTCTCTAAACTGTCCATCGTAATCTGCCTTTACTTTGTCTACCGCAGTCTTAGCATCACCATGATACACACTTGGTATGTTACCCATGTTAGGGTGACGGTGTGCCATGCGTCCTGTCCATGATCCTATGTGCATGAACTGACCGTGGATGCGTGTATCCCTGCTACTCTCCACTGCCTGTAGCCACTCTGTGAGTGTGCTTCTGCGTCCTTCTAAGGTCAACCACTCAGCAAGTGCCTTTGCCCCCTCTGGTGCGCTCTGAGGCAGCGTGTTGAGGTTCTCCTCTGATACTGTCCAACCATACTTCTTGTAGTAGTCAAGCTTCTCTGTCTGTTCCTTGCGGATAGCCTCACGGTGACCGACTGTTTTATCTACAGGATTCCAACCTGCATCCCACAATCTCTCGACTCGTTGCTTCGTAGAACCTGGGTTGAACTCTACGTAGTCGTAGCACTCTAGCATATCGTCAACGATCTTTGTCTCAGGGTATGTCTCAAGTGCAGTCTCTACATTCTTGAACAGGTTACCGTCTTCCTTAACACGGTACTTGATAGTCTTGATTAGTTCTAGCTTGGGTGGGAATGCCTGATGAATACGTTCCTCTAGTTCTTGTAGTCGTTTAGTAATCTCTAGATGCAAACGATTCGCAGTTGCTATGTCAAACTCGAACCCACCCTCGTGCATCTCTTGGCAGATGATTGCTACATCATGTTCAAGGCGCATAGACTGTGACCAATCCTTGTCCTTGATCTGCTTAGAGAAGTGATCGAATAGTTTCTCTGTTACCTCAACGTCACGGTGACAGTAGTCTAGCATCTCTTGTGTCAGGCCACCCTCGAAGTCCTTGAAGTTATCCTTCGGGAAGCCTAGCTTCTCACCCCATGTTGCAAGACTGTGTGATCCGATACCGAAGTCAACAAGCATAGACACAACCAAGGTATCAACAATCTTCTGCATGTCGATGACTTGTCCTACAATCCTGTTGATCACAGGCGCATCGAAGTTGATGAAGTTGTGACCAACCCAACGTGTGACACCCTTGGCGTACTGCTTGAACCGATCACGTTCCTCTTCGTTCTCATGTAGGTTGACGAACTGGTGTGTCTTACCTGACTCTTTCTCTTTCACACAGATACACCACAACTTGTCAGGGGTCAGGCTCTCTGTCTCTATGTCTGCGAATACTATCATTCAATTCTCCTATCCAGTGCGTCACGTCATCATATGGGTTAGCTCCATCTACCTCTGTCTTCTGAGAGTTTGAAGCTTGCCTCGTCGAATCTAAGCTTCCCTGCGAATCCTGTTTTACCTGCAGGTCTGTTCTTGACGAGGAGTAGTTTCGTTGTGTTCCTTTCATCACGATCCTCTGCCATCTTATCACGTTCTAGTTTCACTACAACAGATGCACGTTTCGCAATGGTTCTGCAATCTCGTACCTGTCCATCATCATTCTCATGGGCGATGGTTACGATTCCCACGTTTAGTTCAGAGGCAATGCGAGATAGCTGTACTGACAAAGCAGACAACCATTTCTCTACTGACTCCTCACCCTTACGAGAGTAGGCTAAGTCTTGTATCGGTTCAAAGAATACGTAGTCTACTCCACAAGCCTCACGGAAATACCTGATCTTTTCTAGTATGTCCATAGGGTCTTCGTCTACTGCGATCTGGAACTGGAACAGGCGTTCATCTTGTGATAGTTCGATGATTGCTTGCTTGACTTCCTCTTCCATATCGTGTTCTTGTATCAAGTCTTTACGTGTCAGGTTCATGTTCAAGTGGTACGACACTAGACCTAACACACTTCGCTTCTCTGTTTCTTCTAGGTGACAGATAGCAATGCTTGTATCCTTGTGCTCAGTCAAGACGTGGTACTCTAGGTAGCGCATGAACTCTGTCTTGCCGATACCTTCGGGTGCTTGGAACACAGTGAAGTGTCCTTGCATCAGACCAAGTGCAACGTCATCAAAGGATTCGATACCTGTCGATACGTACACTGCATCGTCTTGCTTCTCGAATAGTTCTAGGAACTGTTCAGGTGTGCTACGAATGTTGTCAGGTGTGTACCGTTTAGCATTGTAGAATGCAGCAGCGTAGCTTGGTTTAGCACCTGCCTCTAGGAACTCGTTAGCATCCTTGAACTTATCGTGTATGATCTGGAATGTTTTCTTCGGGAACAGTGCGCCGATCTTGGTAGCCAATGCACGTCCTGCCTCGTCGTTATCTACTGACAACACAATCCTGTCGAAGCTATCGATCCACTCCTTTGCTTTACCCTGCCACAGTTTCTGATTAGGTGTGGCACTAGGCACGGATACACATGGGTACTTCTTGTCGAGCATCTGGAATGCAGACATAGCATCTAGCTCACCCTCGCATATCACGATAGACCTAGCTGACCCTGCGTTGAACTTATCCATACCGAATAGTTCATCAGTCTTGAATCCCTTGTCTGTCTTGAATCCTTTCTCCTTGGTGTTGCGTACCTTACGGAATCCTGATGGGTACTTGTACACCTGATTGAATCCGAATGTCTGTACATCGTAGAACTCCATGACATCTTTGCGTACACCACGGTAAGCTTCGTAGTCACCAAGCCCTTCGATCTCTGTGGTCTTGATTGTCTGTACTGATACTTGTTTTAGTTCTTGCAATGGATAAGTCTCCTTCGCCCAGGGTTTCAGGCTCATACCTTTACTTGGGTAGCCACGGTCACAACTATGGCAGTACCCTGTCATCTTCTCTGTGTTGTACGCAAAGGCATCTGAACTTTCACAGTCTGCATGTGGGCAGGGTTGGTGTGTTACTTCTCTAGCTTGCATTTCTTAGTGCGCTCCATGATACAGGGAACAGACGTTCCATCTCTTCGTCAATAGCATCCGCTACAATACGTGACTCTCGTTGCGTGTCATCAGTGCATCGTAGGTTACACATGTCAACGAATGCGTCAAGACTACCTGACCAATACCACTCTGTCATCATAGACTGAGGCAACACCATACGTGCTTGCTCTGGTGCGACACCCTCGTTGAGTAGTTGCTCATACGCCATGAGAGCTTTCGTGTTGTAGTACTTAATGTTAAAGTTACTCTTGACTGTACCTTCACTGCCTTGCTTCTTGTCTGCGCTACGTCCACGCCACTCAGGTGATTCGTATAACTCTACGTCAATGTCAACGTACCGACGACTGATCTCGTTCCAACGTAGGAACTTATGCTTGACTAGCTGACGTGCTACAAACACAGGTGCCTTGACATGGAAAGATGCGAAGCAATGCCCGAATGGACTGATGTGTTTGTGCTTTGCAAGGTACTTGATTAGCTTGTCATCTTTGAACTGTAGTACCTTCGGCTCACCCATGTGAACACGTGGCATGTAGTCTGACTTCTTACCGAAGCTAACACGTGCAGCGTTGACCACTGTTAAGTCATCACCCATGTGATTGATATAGGTTACCTCAATCATCATCTTTCCTTACATAATTTTCTATGAAGTGTTTGACACTCTTACTTTGATACCATTTATTTTTATTAAGAACTCTCCACTTACCAGTAAGTAATGCATAGATAAACTTATCTTCTACTAACACAGTCCCTGACCCATGATGTTTCCAATTAACACCACTCAGTATAAGCTCTCTTTCCTGTTGCAATCTTTTTAACTCATTCCACGGCCCTTTTCCGTATTGATCTTTATCATAAACCCTTATCTCAGCAAGCCTCACTTCTTCACTTTGCTTCTCTATCTCTTTGTCTATCCTTTCTAACTCAATCATTTTACATCCACCTCTAAACATACAACTGCCTCGCCTTTGTGTGTGACTAACACCTGTGCTTCATCCAATGCTTGTATGCATTCATCTTTCTTCGGGAAAGATTTAATCTGATAATACTCTACACCCTGACTGTTGGTTATCTGAAACCAAACCAATACCCATATCATTGCTTACCACCTTTGAATCTGTGCTTGAAGAACACGATAGTATTCAACCCAGTGTTAATCGTTACCATCAACAGTATCCACCACTGCCACCATACTAATCCACCTACTTCAAACATCCTCGTCCTTTCCTTTGTGTTTCTTTTTCCTAAATGGTTTAGGTTTCTTCTTATCTGGTATGACTTTCTGCTTGTACTTAGGTTGCCTCAAGTCTTTAGCCATTGGATTAGAACGTGATGTTACCGTCTTCATCGTATGGACTCCTGAAGTAACCCTTCATCATACATTCCTGGCGAGGATCAAAGTCATCATCGTCATCCTCGAAGTCTAAGTCTACTGGTGTCATCACACCAATCTCACGCATAAAAATTTCTAGTTCTGTGTTCATGTTTATTACTCCTATACTTATATATTAGTACATTCTGATCGACGTGTAAAGACTATTCTTCATATTTATCTTTGATACCAAGAAGTCTTTTCAATTCATCCTCTTCGTTGATCTTGAAGATTCTTTCAAGGTCATCTCTACCGAATGTACTGTAAGCAGTCTTGTTAATATCGTCCTTACACTCAACGCAGTAGAACCGTTGCATCTTTTTATCTACAAACGTAGCGTCTGCTCTGTTACAACAAAAACATCTCATGTCCTGCCCCTTTCTTTAGTCTCTTACTAATAGTAATGTGTATAAAGTATTACTATACTTATAACACAGATTCTTTAAGTATTATCCTTTAAGTAAGATAGGGTATCACAAATCCTTGTCGTTGTCAAGTGCTTCTTGCATGTGTGCATGATACCCCATCTCAAATCCATTCCAGAAGTTAGATTTGATAACCTTGTTGTCGATCTGCTCAGAGTCCTTGCGCCCAACTAGGAATCCCAGTGCAAACGCTAGACCGATCAAGGCTACCAACCATCCATCAAGTGTCAACGTACTGCTCCTTTAGGTTGAACATGAAAGCATTGATGACACCGTGAAACATCTTGTTCTGCTTATGCGAATCCTTGATCTTCAACTGTACTATCTCTAGCTTCTCACGTGCTTCTCTTACATTAAGTTTCTTTGTTATCACTCTGAAACTATTGTCTTCTAGTTCAGCGATGATTACGTATGCGTCTGGTTTGTTATCCATTCTATGTTCCTAGTGCTAGTGCTATCATTACAACCATAGATAAAGTCAGTGCTCTGCCTACGATCATTACGTATTGTGGTGGTAGCGGTATCGCTATGTACAGTGACAACACTACCAACCATGTAAGTAAACCCATTACTCGTCGTCACCCCAATCCTTTGTTACTGTGCAGTTGTTCCAACCATCATCGTATGCGTCGATCTCCTCTTGTGTCATGTGTTCCATTGTTACGACACGTGATCCTAAACTGTCAAGCCATAGGTTAGGCATAGCTCTGCGTCCGTAGTATCTATCAGCGTGACCCCTGTCGTATGCAGATTCCAACCTGTCCATTGCCATTGCGTTTACTTTACCCATGTTATTTCCTTTCGATTTGCTTATGCGGATTAAGATTCAATTAACCATGCTAGAATATAGCAACAGATTAGTATTGTCAAGAGAAAAATTCCTATTGTCATTGTCAACCCCTTAGATATTGTGTTCACGTTTCCATGTAGTCCATGTAATTGCTTGCAATTCATGAGGTAGTATGCCTACACGCTTTGCAGCTTTAACATATGCAGCTTGCATGTCAAGATATAATTTCTTACCCATGTTTGTCTTGTCTGTGGTCAGTCCTTCACGATACCCACGAGCAATGTTGAGTGCATGTCCGTCAATCGTAACCTCATTGAGTCCACGAATGTTAGAGTAGAATGATCTGATTTTCTGTCCGTTGAGTCGAGTCAGTATGTCATCATCATCAACTAGATTATCTGACAGGATAGACCACGCCTTTTCTTTCATCTTGTTATAACACGACACCTTGAAGTCGGTCAGATCACCACCTTGTATCCATGCAACACACATTGTTTCTGTGTCCTTGATGTTGCGTTCCCACCGATTGTTGGGTGACAGCGCAGCCATGACACCA